ACAACGATATTGCCTTGTTCATCGAGAACCGCAGCCGTGCCGTAAAGCGAGTTGACAATCTCCAATTGCGCTTTTGCTTGGTCGATCGTCAATTCTTTGCGGCGGATGCCCTCGGCAATCTCGGCTTCACGCTGTTGCCGCTCCAAAAGGAGGGCTTCCCGCTGAAGATCAGCCCGGTCCTCGGTCGTGGCGGCTAACTGCTCCTTGGCGCGAATTTCCTCCAGTTGGAGCGGGCGCAACTCTTGTTCTTCGCGGTAGGCGCGCTGAGCGGCCTGCTCTTCGAGGTCGGCCCCCCTGCGGCCGCTCGGCCCCTGCCGTGCTCCCGAAGTGCCACTTGGAGATGTTCCACCTGCGGGGGCCGAGGCCGCGGCATTCTCGGGCGCGGCATAGTTGGGCGTGTTTTTGATGAGTTCCGCGGACTCTTTGTTGGCTTTGAGAATTTCCTTCGCCAGCGTGTAACGTGCGCGGTCATCCTGAATGGCGGCTTTCTGTGCGGCGGTCAAATCCTGGTAACCGCTTACATCTTGTCCAAAGAATGCGTTACCCGCCCGGTTGCGACGTGCCGCCGCATCGGTGGCGCGAATGCGGGGGCCGAGGGCCGCCATTGTTCCTTGCGCTTCCGCATTTTGGACCGCGATACGAGCGAGTGCGAGATTCTTCGCGCTGTTGGCCGCCGCCGTCATAGCGTCTACGGACTTCCACAAGACACTATTCAGCGCCGAGAAGGAGCCAGTTGCGCCGTCGGCATTGTCGCCCATTCGCTTGATGTCGACGCCTGCCGCTGCGGCTTGTTTGCGCGCGTCCTCCAACCGGGCTTTGGCTTCGTTGACCGAGCCCTGCAAGGTATCTAAGGAAGCACTCGTATCGCGAACGGCATACGACAGCCCGGCGATTACCGCGCCAACGGCAAGTACGGCCGCAGTAACCGGGCCGCCGAACGCGGCGAGCAGCGAAGCCCCGGCGCCGCGGGCCACCGTCGCCATTGTGCCTAGAGCCGTAGTGGTGCGGACGACGCTGGACCCGTACACCCCCTGAATGAGCGCGCTTTCGGCCATCACGCCGTTAAGGAATGTCTGCACTGAAGCCGCGCGGGTAGCGGCGACGCTTTGCGCAACGGTTGCCGCGGTCGAAGCAACGAGCGCCGCCACATAGCGCACGCCAATAGCTGCAGCGATAATTGCCAAAGCGGGAATGATCGTTTCGAGGTTGTCCGCGAGTGATTTAATACCCGCACTCAACGCGCCGGTCACGCCGTTGGCGCTTGCGGCCCCGCCTACGTATACGGTAAGGCGACTGCTGAGCGCTTCGAACGCGCCGGACAACGTAAGTGTAGCTTTTTCCGCATCGGCTAAGGTTTGAACGCCTCCTTTAAGAACGCCATCGAAAAACTGCTTTGACGTGATGTCGCCATCCGCAATAGCCTTTCGGAGCTTAGCGACGCTGCCGCCCATCCCATCGATCCCGCGTGCCGCCGCTTGGGCCAAAGGCAACGCGCCTTCCAAAATGCTATTGAACTCCTCAGCGCGCACTACTCCCGACCCGAGCGCCTGACCCAGTTGAAGGAGCGCGCCCTGCGCCTGTTCCGCGCTCGTCCCCGTCACTTTTAGCGAAGCCGCGACGATCTCATTCAAATCGATGATCTGTTGGGTGCTTGCGCCCAGGTCTTTTTGAACCATCGACGCCTTGAGAAAGACGCCCGACAGCCCCTCAACTGACGTTCCGTATCGCCCCGAAATATCGAGTAGGTTTTCCTGCACCTCTAGCAGCGCCCGGCCTTCCAGACCCGCCACCCGGAGGTTGTTCTGGAGCCGGGTAAAGCTATCGATCAACCGGCCCGTAGCTTGAAGCGAAATGCCCGCGGCCAACGTCCCCGCAAGCTGCTTAAAGCCCGTCGATATATTCTGCGACGAACGATTAAACTCGCTCTCAAAGCGCCGCGTATCGTTGCGCATCGACCCAATGCCCGCACCATAGGCTTGCTGCGCCGACCGTATGCCCGACCGCAGCTTGCCGTCCCGCACGATCAGGTCGGAGATGAGTTCCTCGGCGACAACGGCCATATCAGCGGCCCCCTACGGACGCGGCGGCGCGGCGCGCGGCTTGCTGGATGGCGAGCGTGAGACGCTTGGTGGTGTCCTTGCGACTGGCCCGCGTCGCCGGACCGAGGAACGGGCGCGGCTCCATGCGCGACGTGCCAACCTCTAGCGGCACCGCGTAGGGCGCGCGAACGATCACCTGCGCATGGTTCCACGCGGGCATAGCGGTCTCGTGCGATGCGATGAGGTTGCCGGTGTCGTTGTTCGGCGGCTCGCCCGGCGCGGACGGCACGTGGTTGACGCCTCCGACCGAGCCCGACGTGATTGACCGTCGGCTACGCGCGCGCACATCGTCCGCAGCGGCGAACAGAGCGGCCGACACATCGCGCCGAAGCTGCGGACCCGCGAAGCTATCCAATAGCTGGTTGAACTTGAGCGGGGCGGCCATGCCGCTGCGGTATCACGGTTGCGGCGGTGCGGTCAAGCCGCGTGCACCATCGCCTTCCAAACATGACCCGGCAGACACGCTGCGCTTGCGGTCCAATCGTCGGTGCAACACTCTGCTTCGAATAGCCCATTGGCGATCATCTGTTCGGTCGCTTCAAGCGGAACGATTGCAAAGCCCGCTTCGGCCAGCGCGGAGATGGCGGCTTTGGCGAGCGCGCCGAGTGACGAATGCTCGTAATTCGCATCGCTGCAAATCTCAATACCTTTAGCGGTCGCGATACCGCGCGCCATTATCTCCGTAACCGTCACGGTGCAGTCTCCTTACTCTTTGCGACCCGAGCCGCCATAGCCGCGCGAACCTTATCCGGGTCGGGCCGAGCGCCCCCGCCATCCGGTCCGTCATCAACAGCGTGGCGATCGTTCCAGTTCCACGTGAGCGCCTGCCATTCCCAAAGCGTCAAGCTGTTCGGGTCGACGCCGCCGCACATCGCGCAGTCCGCTAGGTACGCTCCGTAATCGATTCGTCCGTCGCTGCGGCCCGCCCCCGACGCGACTTGCGCGCGGGAGCCTCGGGCTTTTTTGGCGGGGTGTAGCCCTCCATATAGACGCGCATCAGGTTCGCGGCGATCAACCAGTTAGGCTTGCGCGGCATTTCCGCGACGTAGGTTTGAACCAGTTCGCGCGCGCGGCCAGGATCGACCGAGCCGCCGCCGCAGAGCGCGTGATAGATGACCTCGGTTATGTCCGCATCCTTGAAGCCCGCCTCGACGAGCGCGCCGTCCACTATGCTGCCATCTGGCCCGATGTAGCAGCCGGTGAGCAGCCGACCGAGTATGGCGCCCGCCGGGCAATCCAGCTTGCGCTCCAGTTCGGCTATCTGCGGCACGGTGAGGCGGGCGTTATATTGCTGGTCGCCGATCGGGATGGGGGATGTGAGGGTGGTCATAAGTAGGGCGGTATAAATCGCTTGACGCGCTTGTCAAGTCGAGGCTACCAACGGGGCGAAGGAGATGAATGATGAGCGTGATAGCCGAACGGACCGCACAAGTCGCAGAACGCCGCGAGCAGGTTAAGGCGCATTGCATGTGCGCGAAGATGGTCGAAACACCGCACAGTGTGACCGTTTATTATCCGGTCGGCTATTTTCCGGACGGCGCTCGGGTCGCGACGACTGGCGAGGGCGGCAAATTCGTTGCGCTTGGTCGGCTGCTCGACGTTATGGAACGCCATTGGAAGGAGTCGATGCTGTGACCGTAGACACCGAAGCACTCATCGCAGCCGTCCGCGCTGGCGACATCGAAGCGGCCCAAGCACTCTTGCCGGTCGACCCGATTGTGAAGCGCGCGCGGGAGATATGCGGGCGTCACTTTGGCGACCCCGCACGGTTTTTGCGCGGTGAGATGGACCCGTTCCCGTCAATGGGGGCCGTTACCGAGGCGTTGCGGACGATCGAAGAGGATGCAGTGCTCCGGATGGCGCGGGCCGCTTGCTACGCCTTCGTTACTGGGCCGGACGACGCTAAATACTGGTGCGATAGACCGACCAGTGATTTCCTCTCGGGCGACGCGGACGACACAATTCTGATGGCCCGCGTGGTCGATGCGATGCGCGCGGCATGACAACCGACAACCTAAGCGAAGCGACCTACGCGCTCCACCTCATCTCTTACATCAAAGATGACTCGGCCGTAGCGATCCACGTCAACATCAAATATGATACGCGCGAATGGACGCCTAGCAAGGTTCACGCCCTACGCGAGAGCGTGTCGAAGCCCCCACAACGATTCCGCGATATAGAGCCGCAGCGGAGCACGGCTGAAGCGGAGTGGGCGAGGAAAGCGCGCGTCGGCTCCGAAAAGCTGCGCGATGCGATCCTCGCCCATCTCGCGACTAGGAGACGGTGACCGTATCGGTCGACGTCTTGGGCGAGCCGACCGCGTAAGGATGCGTTTCGGTAAACGTGATGGTCTTGCTTCCCGTCGTGGCGAACGTGCCGCTAACCGAGAGGCCATCCGGAGCCACAACCAGCGAAGTCGAGTCGCTGCTCGCGGCGGTGACCGTGCTACCCGGCGTCTTGCCGACGATGGCCGAGGTCCAGAGCACGCCGTCACTAGCGGTATCGGTCGTAACGGTCAGGTCGACCAGCGTCGGGGGCGCAACATCGGTCCAGGTCATGAGCGGTCCGGTCGATGCGAGCACCAGTTCCAAGGT